AGGATTGAAAACAAAACCCTGGCCAGGACCCAACGGATTCAGACCACCAGAAAAACCAGCAACGTTCACCGGCTTCTGTGGCCACGGACGAGACGTTGTGAAATAGTCATGCCGCTTCCCACGCAAAGGCGGCGTAATATACAAACTGTTCGCGTCCGGCCCGTCGTCCACGTTCACCGTCCGCGGCGCCTGCAAGTCCTCGTCACGGAACCACTCATTCCAAATCAAATTGATAGCCCGGAACGGCATTGCGTTTACCGAAATCGTACCGCTACCAGCACCGTTCAACGTGATTCCCATAAAATCGTACAGGGAATTGACCACCAAATCGTCCCAGTCCGGCACCACCTGAGGAGTCAAATACTGGGTAGTCGTCGTCGGCGCCGCTTTCTCGCCCATCATATTCTCGAAATGTTCCCACACGAGCCGACACGGCACAAAAAAGAAAAACGACTCCAGCGTCAGGTTATCCAACACAGGCACAACCGGAGTCGCCAACCGACAAAACGCCGACATCCGAACCGAATGACTGTCACCCGGCAACACCTCGTCCACGTAAACCGGAATCAAATAAGACGCATTGAACGTCGTCTTATGGTAGTGCGGCACATCGAACGCAGACCGTGGCACATCAGCACGAGGCACCATAGCGAACCGCGCCGCCTCGATCGACCGCATCTGACCCTTAGGCATTGCGCGCCTCCGCTACCATGTCCGGGGGAAACACCATTGACAAAGCACACACGAAACGCAGACCCATCGTTCCCGACGCGTCCCGATCGTCGTAATCATCTATCACACAATACAACGCGAAGTCCTCTGGATACTTCACTGCCGTCGCCTGCGTCTTCGACAACGACTCGTGCAACAACCGACACATATGACCATCGCTCTCCGCCTGCATCAGCGGACCAAACCGCTCTGACTTCAAATCCTTCATTGCATAAACCTTCATAGGTCCTCCCGCTGTGAGTAGAACTCGATACGACGCTCCTCCAACTCCTCACGAACCGCTCGCCGCTCTGGCGTAGACTCGCTCCTCTGCTCCATCGCACGAGCAAACCGACGCTCCTCCAACTCCTCGACCTTATCGGCATCGGCCTCCCGACGATACCGTTCATAATAAAAACGCGGCACTTTATGCCGCTTACCATCTCGCAAAATCGCATGATCCTGTGGGAACAAATCGTAACCAAAACGGTCGTACCACCACGACCCAAGACCCGGACGCCGCGACATCTGACAAAACTCTTTCCGTCGCGGAAACAACTCTCCCGTCTTCACCGATACCACCTCATCCACGCGCCGATGCACTTTCTCAGTTACGTAACCAGCTACATAAGCCGCGCTGGCGACTGTAACATCATCCAGACCCACAATACCACGACTCCAAATGGCGTCAGCCAAAGCGGAGCGGTAACTACCATTATAAAGACGAGACTCGTCGCCAAAACGACAGTTGAACAAAATCGCATGGAAATGCGGCCTCCCGCGCACAGTACCATATTCGCCTGAGCAAAAAAAACGGATGGGCTTTCGCCCACCCGCAACCTCGCGCTCACCTTCAACACGCTTCCGCAATCGTTTCATTGCTGCCTGAAAATCCGAATAACGTAAACTCCAGTCCTCGGGCAACGCCGAATCATCATACGTAAACGTGGCCATCCAGTTTGTATCGTAAAGTTGCGCCTCGTGGAGAATCCGAACCTGCCAGCCGCGCGCTCTGTCCATTCGACAACCAATACACTTGCCGCAAGGTAGCTCCATCCCACGACCCGAGCGACTCGGATCAGAGCCGATCCAAACGTCGCCGCTAACCGGGTCACGATTACCCTGCAATGGACGATAGCAACTCATTACATCCGAAATCCGCCACGACCTGGACGAGCCAGGTTGACCGCCTTGGACTTCTTCACGGCCTTCCTGAACTTCCCAGCGGACCTGGACTTGTTCACGGGCCTACGCATACAACCTCCCTTTCAAAAAGTGAGACCAAACAACGTTCCACCTAAGGTGTCACTCAGCACACAGAGAGACAAGAACAACCTGTGTGCCTAGCGCTTCGGCTTCGCCTTCGCTTCCTTCTCAATATCCGTTTGCAACGGATCTACAACAGGCTGCGCCAACTGCGCAGCCAACTTTGCCGACCGCAAAGCATCCTTCTGCCGATTCAACTTCAACTGATAACCAGCACGCAGGGCCTCACCGGCCATCACATCGGCACCAGCGGACGCCATGTAAACATCTAGCGCCGCCAACTCAGCGGTAGTAACCGCTATAGACCGCTCGATACGAGCGACACGAACCTCGGCTTTCACGAAGCCTCCAAGAAAATAGGAAACATGAACTAACATAATACACATAACACAAAGAAAAAGAAATGTCAACTAACTCAACGCGCGCGCGTTACTCGCGCACGCACAAGATACGTAAGACAACAAAAAACCGGTACGGTAACCGTCCGGTAAAAACCAAGAGCCCCGCCTATCTAAGCACGGGGCTCCGGGGCGCCTACGCGCCCCTATAATCAAAAACTCGACCTAGGTCAGCCCGAGACAGGCACCACAGGTGCCACAGGCGCCACAGGCGCCACAGGAGGCTTGAAAATAGCCTCCAACTCAGCTTCGCTATGCTCAGCCACAAACGACACCAACCTACCGGGGTCGTTATCGAACCGCTCCCGCAACTCAGCGGGCAGCGCCATAAACCGATTACGCGTAAACGCGATCTTCTCAACCGCGCTGTCGTAATCGGTAATACCAGTAAAGTCACCATACACACCGCCTGCAATGTCCGCAGGCAGACCACCTTGCAAACCAAACCTCCGAACGATGGTGTTGATATCCACCTCGTCCACAAAATGTTGTTGCGTCATCATGACGCCACCACCAGGCGATTGACACGCTTCCGAATGCGCCTTGTGGTCGTAATTGTGCAACCCGACACGAGGAATCACCGCAGACTCCGCAGGATCTCAAGAAGATAACGGCCAGTCGGCCCCATCGCTCCGATTTCCGCTTCAAACTTCTGAATATTCGCGGCACCTGTACGTTGCAACTCCGACAACGCCGCGAGAGCATCAGACTGCCGAGCACTCGCGCCCGACTGCCTAATCTGAGCCTCTAACTGCCGAATCAAACCCGGCAACAACGCTTTGCGCTGCGCCAAGTCCATAGCCATCACCTGACGCCGAATGCCACTTTCCGTGGCCGCCATACCGAGCAACCCATGCGCCTCCTGGTTCGCAATCTGGACACCTTGCGTGTCCGCGACCAGCTTATCCGCCTGACGCCGAGTCAAATCAATATTGGCGTTCGCCTGACGGACCATCAACGCATTAGCCAGACCTTTATCCAGGCCGGCGAAATCCGCCATAGCGCCACTCGGCTGGGACGCGCCCTGGTTAGCCGACAAAATCGGATTCAAACCTGCCGACTTCAAATCGGCCACCTCGCGCTGATGCGCGGTACTGCTCATCCGCTCCTGAAACTCGCGATTCTTCGCCGCTTCACGAACCGTCAACGCGGTTCCCAGCAAACCAACACCAGCACCTATGAGCGGCCCATAACGATCTATCCACGTCCGCTCCGGGGGCGGCGTCGTTTCCTGCCGGAAACCGACCATGCCGAGCCTACGGTAATCAGGCATTAGAGACGCGCCCCCATGCCCGGCAACGAGTACATGGGCATACAACGAACCAACCGGGCATCAAACAAAAAGTCACCTAGCACTTGCTGTGCATCCAACGTGTCCGTCAACACACGCGCCACAGGAATATACGACTTGTCCGTTATGAAATCGTCGTTCAACAACGGACGCGCCGAAAAATCCTCCGCGAAATGCCACATATCCAGCGGCGTACCGAAACTCGACCGCATCTGACCCGAAATCCGAGAGGGCTTGTACTTGTATTCCGACCAGCGCTCTTGATAGCCCCAGGCTTCCGAATCGCCTGACGTACCATCCGAAAAAATCTCCCGCGAGTAAACCGCCTGCTCGCCCAGACCATTCAAACCCGGCCAGTAAAAATCGAACCGGCCGCGACGATACCACAACCGATTGACGCCTTGCTGATACGTCAAATCGGCCCGCACGTTCACGAAACCGATAATGTACCCATGTTCCGTGAACGACTGTGAGAAACCATGATTATACACCGCGATCGTCCCGATACCGGACTGCTCACCGAGCACCGTCGTCGAACCATCAATATCTGTGGCCGACGTTTGCGCCAAAGGATGGATTGTTACCATCGTCCGGCCACCACCTAAATACTCGGGCCTCTGCAACCGAGCGTCCGGCGAAATCACACCGAAATGCGCCCGAATCATCTCGGTATACCGAGTACCACCACGCGCATCACGCTCTAACATCTGTT